TGTAGAGCAAGGGCAGACAAGAATCTATCTACGATGTTTTTACAGGAAAAAGATCCTTACACTTTATCGAATGATGAAATTGGAGAGATTCTGGCCAAGGTCGCAGATTTCCCCAAGTGGATAAAAGACTTAGAGGACTACGCCTTAGAGCAGCTTCTTTCCGGAAACGAAATCAAAGGCTACAAGGCAGTAGAGGGAAGGTCCAGTAGAGTATGGAGCGATGAAAAGAAAGCCTTTGAAACAATCATAAAAGACGGCACCGAGGAAAAAGCACTTTATGAGACAGTACCTTTATCGCTCGCTAAGATTGAAAAGCTTCTCGGTAAAAAGAAGTTCACTTCCTTAGTAGGAGGATACGTAACGAAATCGCAAGGAAAGCCGACACTTACGCTTTCCAGTGATATAAGACCATCAATTCAGGACGCGACGTCCATGTTTACAGAAGAAGGAGAAAATTAATTATGGGAACAGCAATTACTACAGGAGTCGTTAGATTATCTTACGCACACATCTTTGAGCCGGCAGCAGATTTATCCGGAAACATTAAGTATCAGGCTACTTTACTGGTGCCAAAGACCGACACAAAAACCATTAAGGCTGTAGAGGATGCCATCGAGGAAGCGAAGCAGCTGGGAAAAGACTCCAAGTTCGGGGGGAAAATCCCGCCGAAGCTTACTATTGCGTTCGTAGACGGTGATGGCGTTCGTCCTACAGACGGTGAACCGTACGGCGAGGAGTGCCACGATCATTACATCATTACCGCTAAAGCAAATGAGAACCGCCCGCCTCTCGTAGTAGATAAAAATTTACAGCGTATCTTAGACCAGACTGCCGTATACAGCGGATGCTATGTAAGAGCAAATATTAACTTCTATGCATACAACTCGAACGGCAACAAGGGAGTTGCCTGCGGACTGAACGGCATTCAGTTTGTCCGTGACGGAGAGCCGCTCGGAGGCGTTCAGATTACGGCAGCAGGTGCGTTCGGAGACGGCTTCGTGTTTGAAGAGGACGATGTAAACGACATTCTTTAATCTGGGAGGGAGGCTATGCAGCACTTAAGTATCGACATTGAAACATCTTCGGATGTGGATATCAGAAAATGCGGAGCCTTTAAATATGCAGAGTCGGAAGCATTCCGCATTATGCTCCTAGCCTACGCCTTCGATGACGAGCCTGTTCATGTTCTCGACTTAGAAAAGGGGGAGGAAATGCCCTCTTTTCTTTTACAGGCTTTGCAGGATAAAGAGGTAATTAAGCACGCCTATAACGCGACTTTCGAGTGGCTTTGCTTAAATAGAGCAGGATATAAAACATCAATAGATCAGTGGCAATGCGATATGATTCACGCCATGTACTTAGGTTTTCCCGGTGGGCTGGAAGCTACGGGGGAAGCGGTAGGGCTTCCGGAAGATAAGAAGAAGCTTGCAGTAGGTAGACAGCTTATCCGCTACTTCTGCGGCGGTAAGTATAAGCCTAACGAGGATAAATGGAATCTCTTTAAAGACTATAACCGGCAGGACGTAGAAGCAGAGAGAGCAATAGAAAGAAAGCTTTCTGCGTTCCCCGTCCCGGAACTTGAATGGGAGAGATGGAGACAGGACGTTCTTATGAACTATTACGGCGTAGGGGTAGACATGGATCTCGTAACAGGTGCTTTGGCCATTCAAGAGGAGGGTGTGGAGCGTCTTACAAATGAAGCGATAGCCTTAACCGGTTTAGAGAATCCAAACAGTCCGACGCAAATTCTCAAATGGGTAAATGCAGAAGGCGTAGAACTTAAAAGCATACGGAAGAAAGACGTGCAGAACGCTTTATCCGGAGATCTCCCGCCGAAGGTTCGCAGGGCTTTAGAGATACGGCAGCAGCTTGGGAAGACCTCGGTTAAGAAGTACGACGCGATTCTCTCCTCAGTATGCAAGGATGAAAGAGTTCGAGGCATCTCCCAGTTCTACGGAGCAAGGACAGGACGGTTCAGCGGGCGCCTTGTGCAGATGCAGAATTTACCTCGGAACTACTTGGAGCCTCTAGCCGATGTCCGGGAGATTGTGAAGGCAAGGAACTATGAAGTTTTAGACCTTATCTACCCAAGTATAGCAGACACACTCTCCCAGCTTATCCGTACAGCTTTCGTACCTAAGAACGGGAAGAAGTATGTCGTTGCAGACTTCTCCGCTATTGAGGCGAGAGTTATAGCATGGCTTGCAAGAGAAGAATGGGTAAATCAGGTATTTGCAACGCACGGAAAGATATATGAGGCGACCGCTAGTCAGATGTTCCATGTTCCTATTGAAAAGATTGTAAAAGGAACTCCGGAATATGCTCTTCGGCAGAAAGGCAAGGTTGCGACTTTGGCTCTAGGCTATCAAGGCGGAACGAATGCTCTTATCTCTATGGGGGCTTTAGACATGGGACTCACAGAGGAAGAACTTCCGGAGATTGTGACTAGATGGCGAAATGCGAACAAGAACATTGTGCGTCTATGGTACAAGGTCGGAGAGTGCGCTATGGCCACTACGAAAGACGGAAGGGCAAGAATCTACAACGGCTTAATATTCAGGCTGGAAGAGGATTTAAACAACGGCCTTCGTTTCTTAACAATAGAACTACCGAGCACGCGAAAGCTTTTCTACTGTAAGCCCTTTATCGGAATAGGACGGTTCGGAAATGAGGTCTTAACCTTTTTCTCTCAGAATCAAACTACAAAGAAATGGGGAGAGGAGCAGACCTTCGGAGGGAAGCTCGTGGAAAACATCGTGCAGGCCATTGCCCGGGATTGTTTATGCGTAACACTGGACAGGATAGCGGAACGCCATTTGCAGCCGGTTTTCCATGTACACGATGAAATTATCGTGGAAGCAGACGAAAGCCTCACTGTGGACGCGCTGTGCGATATTTTCGCCCTTCCTATACCTTGGGCAAAGGGACTCATACTTAAAGGAGCAGGATTCGATGGATACTTCTATAAAAAGGATTAGTACGGCCAAAAGCCGAAAAAGTAAAGATTGGAAAGAAAAGGCCGTCACTTGGGAGAAGTTCCTCGAGCTCTTTAAAACTCCCAAGGTAGGCAAGGAAACAATGGACGAGTATCTGGCGCTTTCTAAGGACAGGCAGGACGCGCTTAAGGACGTCGGAGGCTTTGTAGGCGGTACCTTAAAGGACGGCATCCGGAAAGCGCAGAATGTTCTTAGCCGGAGCCTCATCACTTTAGACCTTGATAACATGGCAGAGTCGGACGCGGATGATGTTTACCGGTCTATAGACTTGTTAGGTTATAGGGCTTTAGTGTACAGCACGAGAAAGCATAAAACTGCAAAACCGAGGCTACGAATCGTGTTCCCTTTAGAAGTGGACTGCTCTAGGGAAGAATACGAGCCAATAGCAAGAATGTTAGGCAGCAGGATAGGAATCGACCTCTGCGATCCTACGACATTCGAAGCTTCCCGCTTAATGTACTTCCCTTCTATCTGTAAGGGGGCTGATTATGTTTACAAGGTCTTTGAAGGGGAAGAGGTAAATGCGGGGAAGATTCTAGGACTGTATCATGACTGGAAGAACGTCGCAGAGTGGCCAAAGTGCCAAAGTGAGAATCTTCTCATTAGACGGGAAATCACAAAGCAGGGGAATCCCCTTGAGAAGTCCGGTCTAATCGGCGCTTTCTGTAAAGCTTATGATATCCCTTCAGCCATAGAGCACTTCCTAACAGGGATTTATCTTCCTACCGATAGACCGGATAGATACACCTATGCAGATGGCAGCACGACAGGCGGTGCAGTTTTATACGACAATGACACCTTCATGTATTCTCACCATGCGACGGATCCGATAAGCGGAATACTGGTAAATGCTTTCGACCTTGTAAGGCTCCATAAATTTGGAGACCTTGATGAGAAGGCCAGTCCGAATACAAAGGAAGAAAATAAGCCATCATTTAAGGCGATGTGCAGTTTCGTAAATAGTGATCCAACAGCAAGGAGTACTTTGGACCTTGAGCGCATGAAGGCCTTTGAAATGGTAGACACGGAAGATGGAGACAATCCGGAAGATCTCACGAAAGAAGACTTGTCTTGGATGGCCAAACTGAAACGGAACGAAGACGGCCGTGTACTTCCCACCATCCGGAACTTAGAAACCATCATGCAGAACGATTTTAACATTAAAGGAAAGATATACTCTGATGCATTTACCGGAAGAAACTACTGCGGAGGTGCGGTGCCGTGGGATAAGACCGGGTATCACGAATGGACGGATGAAGACGATTGCGGACTGATCGGATACATAGAGACAGCCTATGCAGTCTATCACAAGGATAAATGCTATACCGCCTTAACCAATGTTCTTCGGAATAACCGGATTAACTCCGTAGCCGATTATCTGAATTCCCTGTCATGGGACGGCGTAGAGCGTGCAGAGACACTCTTTATTGACTACTTAGGTGCAGAGGATAATTGCTATACAAGGGAGGTGACTCTAAAGACCTTATTAGCCTGCGCCATAAGGGCATACAAGTTCGGCGCGAAGTACGACAACATGCTTATCCTTACCGGGGAACAGGGCATAGGAAAGAGCACCATACTGGAGAAACTTGGAAAGGATTGGTTTGCAGACTTTAAGGCGAGAACCGTCGGAAAGGAAGCAGAAGAAGCGATTGCCGGGAAGTGGATTGTAGAAATGGGGGAGCTTGCAGCCCTCAATAAACAGGAATCCGAAGACATCAAGCAGTTCCTATCTATGAAGAGTTCCTATCACAGGGAAGCTTACGGAAGACGAAGCATAGAGCACAAAAGGAAATGCGTGTTCTTCGGCACCAGTAACAAAGACGAGTTCCTCCGGGACGAAACAGGAAACAGAAGATTTTATCCTTTACCGGTAGGCGTGAAGAAGCATAAAAAGAACATCTGGAAAGACCTGACAGGCGACGTAATAGACCAGATATGGGCAGAAATCGCCTTTAAGATTGACTTATGTGCCGGAGACTACGACGCACTGCAATATCAAGTACTCAGCGAGGAAAGCAGTAAGATTCTGGCAGGGCTGCATGAGGAATTTATGGAACAGGATCCGATTCAATCTATGATAGAGCAGTTCGCCGTTACTGAGGTACCGGTTAAATGGATGGAAATGGATATAGCACAAAGGATAACCTTCTTAGAAGGAAATATGACCTATGACGGGGAGCTTATGACTCTACCGTATCTATCTCCGCAGAACATTCATTGTGAGCTTTTAAAGTTGCCGCTGGGAAATTTAAGGCGCGCGGAATCAAACAGATATGTTCGGTGCATTAGGGAAATAAAAAATACAAAAAAGACAAAAATGGAGGATAAAAACTATGGTCAAGTGAGGTGTTATAAGGTTTTGAAATCCTAGTTTTAGAAGTCAAAAATTTAGGGACTAACATTATAAAAAATGGTGATTTTAGGGACTAGCGGGACTAACATTGAAAATTTTGTAAAAAGTTTAAAAAATTGAATCAAAAAATATTAGTCCCGCTAGTCCCTGATTTTAAAAAGTTAGTCCCTAAGAAAAACAAGCGTTTATGCGGTTATAGCTATGATTAGGGACTAACGGGACTAATATTTTTAAAAATAAAAGATTAGAAAAGTTAATAGCAGTAGGCAGTAGAAGTATTAAATATAGCATATATACGCATATATTTAATAGAAAAATAGAAAAAGGGTGCGCGCTGTGCATATATACGCGCGCGAGGGATTTTTTGGTCCCTTAGTCCCTCAGGCACAAAACGGAAGGGATGTTTATGCTGGAAAAGGAGATAGAAAAGAAGTTTAAAAAGGCGCTGGAAGCGAAGGGATGTTTAGTCTACAAATTCGCTTCCCCAAACTGTCGAGGCGTTCCGGATAGAATCGTGATTACGGACACCGGTAAAGTTCTATTCGTTGAACTTAAGACAGAAAAAGGAGTTCTTTCTAAACTGCAGAGAACGCAACTTAAAAAGCTTCGGGATTTCAGGCAACAGGCCTTTGTGCTTTATGGCCTTCCGGAAGTAGAAGAATTTGTAAATAATATTGATGATTGGAGGTGATGCCGTATGAAGTTCATTCCACATAATTACCAGGCAATGTGTATAGACAAGGTTGTACATCAAAATGCTGTCGGTCTTTTCTTGGATATGGGATTAGGCAAAACAATTATTACCCTGTCTGCCATTGAGGAATTAAAGGATAGGCTGGAAGTGTCCAGAGTTCTTATTATCGCTCCTAAGAAGGTCGCGGAATCGACGTGGACAACGGAGTCTAAGAAATGGGATCACACGAAGGATTTTAAAATCGTGAAAGTGATGGGCTCTCAAAAGGAACGGCTTAGAGCTTTGCAGACTGCTGCAGATATCTATGTAATTAACCGGGATAATGTCATGTGGCTTTATCAGACCTTAGGGAATGATTGGTTCTTTGATATGGTTGTGGTAGACGAGAGTTCAAGCTTTAAAAATCCACAATCCCAAAGGTTTAAAGCTTTAAAAAAATCGCTGCCTAAGATATCAAGGGTAATCTGTCTTACCGGTACACCAAGCCCTAAGAACCTTTTAGACCTATGGAGTCAGATTTATCTACTGGATCGGGGAGAGAGACTCGGCCAATTTATTACGCATTATCGAACTAGGTATTTTGATTCCGACTATTTGGGGTATGATTACAAACCGAAAAAGGGCGCAGAGCAGGCTATCACAAAAAAGATCTCCGACATCTGTATAAGCCTGAAAGCAAAAGACTATCTGGAGCTTCCCTCTATCGTCTATAACGAGGTACCGGTTGAGCTGGATAAGAAAGCCTTAAAGGCCTACCAAGACTTAGAGAAGAATATGGTTCTATCCCTCGATGATTCGGAGATAACCGCAGTATCTGCCGGAGTACTTACAAACAAACTATCCCAGTGTGCGAACGGGGCAATCTACGATGAGGACAAAGTAGTGAATCATATCCACGACTGCAAGCTGGAACGCTTTACAGAGCTTGTGGAAGAGTTAAATGGGGAATCGGCCCTAGTCTTTTATAATTTCAAGCATGACAAGGATAGGATCCTGAAAGCTTTGGAAAAGTCCGGCTTAGAAGTTAGAGAGTTTAAAAGCCCTAAGGATGAGGAAGACTGGAACAAGGGGAAGATTGATATCTTACTTGCCCATCCTGCAAGCACGGCCTACGGAATCAATCTCCAATACGGCGGGCGGCATATCATTTGGTTCTCGCTTCCTTGGAGCTATGAGCTGTATGCACAGGCAAATGCCCGGCTCTTCCGGCAAGGGCAAGAAAAGCCGGTACTCGTACATGAACTGATGTGCGTGGATACTGTAGACCACGACATTAAAAAGTCCCTCTCTGAAAAGGGACAAAATCAAGAGGATGTACTTAGAGCCTTAAAAGCAAGGCTAGGAGGGAAGCGTGACTAAAGAACAACTTAAGAAGTACAGCAAGGAAAAGTACGGCATTAAGCTTCTTACGGAGGAGCTTGAAAAGATGTGCGGGGAAACGGTTCATGACTACGGATACGATTACACGAAGGGATTCAAGCGCATTATCCATCTTGAGGGCTTCAATCAGGAACTCTATGAGCAGAGGCTTGAAAGACTTTCCGAGATGAAGAGAAGAGCGGAGAAGACAGAGAAATGGATTGAGTCCTTGGAAGATGACAGGCTTCGCTTTGTAATCAGGAGCCGTTACAAAGAGGACAGGTCTTGGCGCTGGATAGCGAGAAAGCTTGGAATTGTTTCGGAAGATTATGTGAGAATCATGATTCACGATAAATTTTTTGAAAAAAACGAAAAATAATTCGGAAAATTCGGTTTATTCGGAAAATTCGGTTTACACTAATAATGGAGTCAGTGTCGGAACGCGCGTTTCCTTTATAACCTCCTTTATACCCATACGGAGCTGCCTGGTCTTGCCATCGGGGGCTCCAATTTTTGTTATTAAAGGATATTGCCGGAAAGGGGATGAGCCTTAGTGAAAAATAAAGATAATTTAACAGACAAGCAGAAAAAGTTTATTGAAGAATATCTGATTGATATGAATGGCACGAGGGCTTATCGCGTCGCATATCCTACTGTGAAGAACGATGAGACTGCCGGAGCGGCGGCTTGTCGGCTGTTAAAGAATGTTAAAATAAAACAGGCGATTGAACCGATTCTCGCGAGCATGAGTAGCGACCGCATGGCCACTGCCACAGAGGTGATGGAATACTTAACTTCCGTAATGCGTGGCGATTCTACGGCAGAGGTTGTAGTAGTCGAAGGACTTGGAGACGGCTGTTCCGAAGCAAGACGATTTAAAAAGGCGCCGGACGAAAAAGAAAGGCTGAAGGCTGCCGAGTTACTGGGCAAGCGATTCGGCCTGTTCAAGGATAAGGTCGAGGTATCCGGTATTGAAGCTGAGCAGTCTAAGCTGGATAACCTTATTAGCCAGTTAGGCGTGGGAGGGGGTGATTAGCTCCATGAGTTCAGAACAGTTAATGCTTTCGGATAAATACAAAGCATTTTTGCGATGTAAAGCATCCGTTGAATTTTTGGAGGGCTGACACCACTTATGCGGGAAAGACGACTGTAGGATTGCTTAAGTTCATGACGAAAGTCGCAAGCAGCAAGCAGAAGCTTCACATCATAGCAGCAAAAGATACCGGTACCGCAGAAAAGAACATTATCAACAAGGATCTTGGCATTGTAGACGACTTTGGCATACTTGTTGAGTACAGAGGTAACGGTACCAGCGAGGACAAAATACCGCATATCCTTTTCCATGCAAGTGGAGGGGATAAGACAATATATGTTCTAGGCTACGATGATAGGGTGAAGTGGAAGAAAGCCTTAGGAGGTCAGTACGGATGCCTTTACATCGATGAGATAAACACGGCGGATATTGATTTTGTCCGCGAGGCGGCAATGCGTTGCGATTACATGATGGGAACTTTGAATCCCGATGATCCTTCACTTCCCGTCTATTCCGAGTATGTGGACCATGCGAGACCTCTTCCGGAGTGGGAAAGCGAAACACCGAAAGAAATAAGAGATTGCTTAGTGAAAGAACCGAAGCCCGGTTGGGTGCATTGGTTCTTTTCTTTTTCCCATAATTTGGGATTGTCTAAAGAAAAGCTTGCGCAGATTCTTAGGAACACGCCGCGGGGAACGAAGATATGGAAAAACAAGATTGAAGGCTTGCGCGGTCGCTCAACAGGCCTTGTCTTCTCTAACTTCGATGAGAAGACCCACGTACTTAGCAGGCAGGAGATTGCTAAGATACCGCACAGCATTAGTCCCTTCGTGAAGTTTACCGCAGGGCTTGATACATCCTATTCCTCTCATTCCGAAGACACTATAGCAATGACGTTCATAGGCATTACCAAAGACAAGCGCTGCATAGTGCTGAGAGAATGCGTATACAACAATAGGGATAGGCAGGAGCCATTAGCACCATCGGACACCGCTGTAAAGTTCATAGCCTTTCTGGAATCCTGCCGGAAGGATTACGGTTTTGCGAGAGATGTGTTCATTGATTCCGCAGACCAAGCGACCATTACGGAGCTTAAGAAGCTTAAGCGTAAGCATGGAAGCCTTTACACCTTTGTAAACAGCTACAAGAAAGTAAGTATCATTGACAGAATCAACTTCCAGCTAGGCTGGCTTGCGGAAGGGAAGTATTTAGTATCCGAGGAGTGCATAGAGCATATCAGAGAGTTGAACAGCTATTCTTGGGAAGAAGATAAAGACATTCCTGAGGACGGACACGACCACACGATAAACGCTGCGCAATATGCTTGGATACCGTTTAGAAAGCTGATTGGAGAGATAAACAGTGGGATGGATAAAGAGTATGACAGATAAGTTTAAAAAAGGATTACAGAACTGGCTACAGATTCAGCCTGTAAGCCCCTATCATGTTTCGATTCAAAGCTTCATGGATTTTGAGACTGCTGCCATTCGAAACAAAATATGGTACAGAGCAGACGGAAACGAACTGGAGCAGCTGTATCAGCAGTGCCGATTACTAAACGACGCACAGAAGTTTTGGGGCGCAAAGCCTACAGCAGGCATGGAGATTCGGAAAATCCATACAGGGCTTCCCGGATTAATCGTAAAAATGCTTAGTGCTATCGTTCTTCCGGATATGAATGCCTTCGAGTTTGACAGCGATATTCAGAAGAATCTTTGGGAGGAGATTGAGGAGGAAAACCACTTTGAAGCTTTGATGGATACCTGCCTAAAGGACACGCTTGTAGTCGGTGACGGTGCTTTCCGTATCGTGCTGGATCCGGCAGAGAGTGAGCATCCGATTATCGAGTGGGTACCGGGAGAGCGTGTAGAGTTCGTTTACCGCTACGGCAGATTGAAAGAGGTCATCTTCAAAATTCCTTGGGATAAAGGCGGCGTCCTTCATGCACACTACGGAAGAGGCTATATCCGGCATAAGCTGTACAGGAATGAGCAAGAATATCCTTTGCCGGAGGACGTGCAGGACTGGACCTTTGACGAAAGCCTGATGATGGCCGTGCCTTTTAAGATTTATGAGAATGCAAAATATGAGGGAAGAGGTTCTTCCATCTATGACGGAAAGCTGGATTCCTTCGATGCCTTAGACGAAGCATGGAGTCAATGGATGGATGCGTTGAGGGCAGGGAGGTCTAAGACCTATGTTCCTGAAAGCTTTATCCCAAGAGATCCGAATAGCGGAATGCTTTTAAAGCCTAATGCTTTCGACAATCGATTCATTGCCGGAGCGGACGATATCTCCGAGGGTGCTAAGAATGCGATCACTTTAACGCAGCCCAATATCCCTCATGACAGTTACATGGCTTCTTATATCACCGCCTTAGACCTTTGCCTGCAAGGAATTATCAGCCCCTCCACTTTGGGGATTGATACGAAGAAGCTGGACAATGCAGAGGCACAGCGGGAGAAGGAGAAGACCACGCTATACACCAGAGCAAGCATCGTAAAGGCTATCCAAGAGCAGATACCGAAGCTTATTCAGCAGTGCATCAATGCGGAGAAAGTCCTCCGAGGAGAAAGCATTGAAGAAGTAAAGGTCGACATCCCCTTCGGCGAATACGCGAACCCCTCGTTTGAGAGTCAAGTAGAGACCCTCGCCAAGGCGAGACCGGGGGTTGCCATGATGAGTATCGAGGCACAGATTGAAGAGCTCTACGGCGATACCAAGGACGATGAGTGGAAGAAGGAAGAAGTCGCAAGGCTAAAAGAGGAGCAAGGCATTACCAGCGTAGAGGAGCCGGACTTTTCAGTAGAGGAGGGAATAGATGGTAGTCCAAATATTAAACCACAGCTACAAAATGAGCCGGGAGGAGTACAGGCGGATGCTTAAGCTGGCGTCTGAGCAAGTGCCCTTCGGTGTGTATGCTTTGGAAAAAGACGGCATGGCAGAGCTTAGAAAGGATGATTGCAAGAGTAAGGGCAAACTGAAAGAACTAATCAGGTCTTACCGCTTGCAAGGCTTTAAGGTGCATCAGAATGGCGTATGACATCGGAGAAGCCCTCGACAGGATCGAGGAAGAACTCATTGCTTCCATGATTCGCAATATGGGAAGGCATCGCATTGAGGAAATCAAGGAAGAGAAAGAATGGACCATGTGGCAGGCTGAACAGCTTAAAAGCCTTAGAGCCTATCGGCAGGACAATAAGGAGAAGTATTCCGGAAGATTCTTGGCTATCAATGAAAAGATAGAAGAAGCTATCCGAAAGTCCTATGCTGCGGGTGGAATGCACGAGGAAAGAAAGATACTCCGTGCAGCCAAAAAAGGTGCAAAGCTTAGGCAGTCCATGAATCCATTAACCGGAAGATTCTTCCAGCTTAACAAGGAAAAGCTGGAAGCCTTAATCAAGGCGACCAAAGCCGATATGACAAAAGCAGAAACCGCAATACTCCGCATGGCCAACGATCAGTATCGTAAGGCCATTTTTAATGCACAGGTTTATGCAAACAGTGGCGCCGGTACTTACGAGCAAGCGGTAGACATGGCAACTAAAAGTATGCTGTCCAGCGGCCTTAATTGCGTAGAGTATAAGAACGGTGCCAGGCACACGCTTCCAAACTACGCACGAATGGCGGTACGGACTGCAAATAAGAGAGCCTATCTTAGCGGAGAAGGGGAGAAGAGAAGGAAGTGGGGCATTACTACGGTAATACTGGCAAAGAGAGGCAATCCTTGCCCGAAGTGCGCGCCCTTTGTTGGAAAAGTCTTTATAGACGATGTTTGGTCGGGAGGAGGTAAAAATGATGGTAATTATCCGCTTCTATCCAGTGCGATAGGTGCGGGTCTTTACCATCCGTGACGAACTGCAAAGACAGCCACACTACTTACTTCCCGGAACTTCATGCCGGAGAGGAGAAGTGGACAAAAGAGGAACTTGAGGAAGTAGCAGAGGACTATAACCGAGAGCAAAAGGAAAAGCGGATTGAGTACCAAGTAGAGAAGTATGAAAGGCTTTCTGAGTACTCATTGGATCCGGAGAATAAGAAGCAGTACGCAAGGAAGGCGGAACAGTGGAAAGCCCTGTCAAGCGATATGGACAGCGAAAAAGAACTCGCACACATCAAAGACGATGGCGTTCGTGATATGGGGCACGTCAATCTTGAACTGGTGAACACAAAGAAGTACCACGATAAATTTGAAGGGTTAGCAAAGAACAAAGTGGTGAGTGAATCGATGTACAAGGAAGCTATGGAAATCCTAAAATCAAGAAACAATACACTCTACGAGGAGATAGTGGCTATAGACGCCAGAACGGGGGAGCGGCTTGTTAAAAACACATCGGCAGTTAATATGTGGGAGCATTCCTGCGGTTTTTCTACAGCTGAAGAAGAGAAATTAAACAGTTGGAAGATTCCCTTCGAAGTTCTTCACAATCACCCAAACAGTTCGTATCCGTCCAGGGACGATATAAAAAAGCTCTTTGACAGAGAATGGCAGAGCGGGTCTACTATCAGCTGCCATAATGGCACAGTGTACAGAATTGAAAAACTAAAGCCTATGGAGAATATTGATATATTAATTGCAAAGACTTATAATAAAAACAAGAGTAAGTTGATGGGACACACCGACGCAGTGATAGAAGAGGAGACATCGAAAGATATAATCGAGACGTTACAAAAATCGAAGCATTTAAATTTTTTAGTGAGGTAGAAGCCGTGTTAAAGGAGATTAATGGAGAGCTGATTGATCTAGTGGACGACAGCAAAATGCCTAGCGCTGAGGAGTCAAAGAAAATAGTGATTCCACCAGAGCTAAGAAAGGAATTGAGAGAAGGCCGTGATGAAATAGCTCACGAATTAGGCCTTTATTAAGTGCGGGCGACAGTATAAAAGAAAACTAATCCACCACCGGTCTTCGGTGGTATTTTGTTGCCTAAAAAGGAGTAACTATGGAGCAATTCAAACAGATTTACAGGATTCTATCTATCCTACATAAGGCTATGGACTTGGAAGAATGGGACAGTAAGCTGCTTTCTCCGGAGGCGCTGGGAATCAGTCTTCCGATGTGGTCAAGGCTTATGGCTATGCTCCTAAAAGAGGGATACATTACCGGAGGGGAAGCGTGGGAGTCCTTTGACGTAAGCTATCCGAAGGTCAAGCTTGTGCGGCCTGAGATTACACTTAAAGGTTTAGAGTATCTGGAAGAGAACAGCCTCATGAAGAAAGCCGGAGAAATGCTAAAAGAGGTTATTCACATCGTAAAATAGGAGGGAGCTATGAAAAAAGAAAAGTTATGGTACAGCTGGGGAGATTTTTCTTGGTTCTCCAAGTTGGCATTTATCCTGTCTATCCTGGCATTAATAGGCGTATTAACGCACTAATTTCACTACGGTAGGCACCGACGAGGGCAATTATTGAAATAATTAGAGCGATTAAATCAATCCATTTGTCCAGTAAGTATCTTTTAAGTGCTATGGAATTGAAGGCTCTAAAGTGCCGCCCTTTGTGGGTGAGGACTGCCGAAAGAAGGGCTTGATTTTCACCTATTCGGGTGATACGGATATAGCCTTCCTGCTCAAGGTACTCAAGACAGGATAAGAAAGAATCCCAGCTTAGAAAGTCGGGAGGATTTAGTTGTTTATTTACATCGAAAGTAAAATCGGGAAGATTGTATAGGTAGTGAAGTACTTTCTTAGAAGTAGAATCTATCATGCTTTTTCTCCTTTTTTCTTTCATCATATCACGCTTTAAAGCACTGTCCATAGGGCGGTGCTTTTTATATTGCCCGAAGGCGTAAAACTACGAGGAGACACCTTGGAAAAACAGGGAAACTATATTGTGAGACACACATAAAACTGGAGGAGAATATGGAAAACAATGCACAGGGTCAAAGCACCCAACAAGGAACACAGCAGCCTAATAATCAGCAGGGTAGTCAGCAGGGAACGCCTCAGAATCAGAACGGACAGAGTATGCCGGGGATTGATTATGACAAGCTTGCGCAGATTATTGAGGGAAGAACGAAGGCGGCGGAGGAATCAGCCATGAAAGGCTATTTCAAACAGCAAGGCCTTACGCAGGAAGAGGTAGAAAAGGCAATTAATGCCTTTAAAGAGGAAAAGGCGAAGAACACGCCTGACTTAGCTATCCTCCAAAGCGGTCTTACTGCTGCACAGGAAGAGGCTAAGAGAGCAAAGCTTGAGCAGTTTGCCACTATGCAAGCGGTAAGCTTAGGGCTTGACGCCAAAACGATTCCTTACGTCTTAAAGATGGCAGATTTTACCGCTTTAGACGGAAAGGAGCTTAAGGAAGAGGAGGTTAAGAAGGCGCTGAATAAGGTGCTGGAGGATGTCCCACAGCTTAAGGCTTCTAATACCAAGGCCACAGGGTTCCAAGCCGTAGGTGCAAACGGCGGTAGCAAAAATGAGAATGAATCGGAGGCGCTAAAGAAAGCCTTCGGACTAAGTTAATCCTGAATAGGAGAAAGGAATATTAAACATGGCAGTATATCAGTACGCAGAACAGTTTACACAGTTTTTGGCACAGAAGTATGAGAAGGAGCTTTGCTCTGATGCGTTAATGCACAGTAATCCACAGATTACCTTCCTTAATGCGCAGACCATTAAGCTTCCTCGCCTTACCTTGTCCGGCTATAAGGACCACACGAGAACAGCAGGTTTCAATGCCGGCACTATCTCTAACGACTGGGAGCCGAAGAAGCTTGCCCACGACAGAGATATCGAGTTCTTCGTAGATCCGATGGATATCGATGAGACAAACCTCGCGTTGTCCGTTGCGAATATCCAGAACACCTTCGAGAATGAGCAGGCAATCCCTGAGAAGGACTGCTACAACTTCTCTAAGCTTCATACAGAGCTTACTAATTTCCACGGCAGTATCGACAGCACTACCGTCCTTACTGCACAGAACATCTTGGCTGTCTTCGATGAGGAGATGTCTAAGATGGATGACGCAGGAGTGCCTGTAGACGGAAGAATCCTCTATGTTACGCCGACCGTAAATAAGCTGCTAAAGGCAGCGGACGGTATCCAGCGAATGATTACCGTAAACAGCTCTAACGCCGTAAACAGAAATGTGCATTCTTTGGATGATGTAACCATCAAGATGGTTCAGTCCGGACGCATGAAGACAAAGTACAACTTCACTGATGGGTGCGTGGCCGCTGCCGATGCGGATCAGATTAACTTCATTCTGGTACATCCTTCTTGCGTAGTGGCAAGAGACAAGTACGCATACATCTCTCTTTTCACTCCTGGAACTGATTCCAGAACCGCAGACGGATATCTGTATCAGAATCGAAACTACTGGGATCTCTTCTTGATTGAGAGAAAGGTCGCAGGCTGTGCAATGCACGTAACTAAGCACTAAGGAGGTAAGGCATGAGAGCAGTTAAAGAAAACAAAGAGTACTTCATCGATGATTCTCAGAAGGGATTTTACCTCACTCAAGGATTCGACATTTACGGCGATGACGGAGAACTTGTAGAAGCGGCTCCCGGTAAAACTGTGTCCTATGACAAGTACGCAGCGCTTCAGGCGAAACTGGAAGAGCTCGAAGCGGAACTCCAGAAAGCCCAGACCCAAGGAAAGGGAAAAGGGAAGAATAAGGACGAGGAAGCCGTAGTCGTAGAGGACGGAGGTAACTAAAATGATTCCTTACCTGGATAAAACAAAGTTTATTGAGAGGTACGGCACACAAGTTCCGGAAGATGAGATAGACGGGCTTTTAAACAGGGCAAGTAGGGACATTGATACTTTAAGCTATAACCGCATTCGTGGAATAGGATTCGAGCATCTCACTGACTTTCAAAAAGAGATTATCAAAGAGGTAGCTGGAGAGCTCGCCCTTTTCAAACACGAAAACGCGGAATTTTTAGAATCGCCGCTAAGCGAGTATAGCCTTAACGGAGCAAGTGTGAAGTTATCTTCCAGCGAGAAGGTAATGGTAGAAAAGGGGGTGACAATCAGTCGCTCCCTTTACGCTTTGCTCTGCCAAACAGGGCTGTGCTGTAAGGCGATATAGGAGGAAGTATGAAGTATCCTTGTTTAGTTCCCAAAAGCCTTTGTAAGGTTCCTATCGAGGTGCATTTAACCGGTGAAGGGATAACGGAAGACGGCGAGCCCGAGCGTACTCTTGATTTAAACCTCCTTTGTAATTTCCAAGATAGCGTAAAAACTATTTTTACGGAAGAAAAGAAGCTTGTGGAGTGTACGGGAACAGCTTACTTCCCTGGAGACATCGCAGAGAACTTCCCCAGCTTGTCCGGAGGAACTGTAACGGTCTTCTCCGAGGAAAGAGAAATCGTTCACGGCATGAAAGCAAGGAATCCCGACGGGACAGTGAATTATTGCAAGCTGGAGGTGAAGTAATGAAGGCTACAAGCACGGTAAAAATGAACTTTCCGAGGATACAGCAGCTTTCTAAGGCGGCAGTAACTGCCCTTGCCATGACAGGAGAAGCGGTGCATAGCGATGTAGTGCAGAGCCAAGTAGTACCCTTCAAAACCGGTAATTTGCAAAATGAATCCGCCTTTGTAGACGATTCTGATGCGGATAGAGGCGTGGTTAGGATTGTGCACTCTACGCCATACGCAAGAAGGCTTTACTATCATCCGGAATTCAACTTTGATACATCCGAGAACCCCAACGCTAAGGGGCACTGGTTCGAGGACTGGGAGAAGGGTGGAGAGAAGGAAGACTTTGCAAAAAATGCCTTTAAGAGGTTTTACAAGGAGAGGGGGGATGTTTAGTGCTACCGCTGAAAGTAATTCAGCAGCTGATTAAGGAGAGCGACCTTTTTAAACAGGTTTATATTGGAAAACTGGATAACAAAAAGGAGAAATCCCTTGGAATCTATCACAGGAAGTCAAGCGGTACGCCTATCAAGGCCTTAGGGGGCTTAGAGAATACAAGCTACGGCATTTCTCCAATATCCTTGTTAATCCATTGGAATAAAAGCTTTGTGGAAACGGAAGACGCAGCCATAAAGCTTTTTCAATTTTTACAGTCAAAAGACAAAGCATTTCAGATAGGCGACACCGTGGTTCGTTACCTATCCTTAGCAGTGCCGGAACCACAAGACGTAGGAACAGACGATAACGGAGTCTATGAGTTCGTTATCTGGATTGATGTGATTTATGAAAGGAAATGATTATGAGCGAAGTAGCAGGAAAAGTATATCCGGTGCATTCTAATCAGTTTAAGTTCGGCCTTAAGGGCATGGACAGTAAGCCTCAGGACATGGCAACGCCAAAAGACCTTGAGAACTTTGCGCCTACCATCGACGGAACCGTAGAGAACTGGTTTGCGATGGATGCGGAGGGCTGGTCTAAGGCGGCTATGACCGGTAAGAAGATGTCCTTTAAGTTTAAAGGAAAAAGATGTGTAGGAGACAAGGCAAACGATTATATCGCAGACCTTGCCTGGAAGTTTGGGCCCGATGTAATGACACTGTTTGAGTGGACTATGGTATCCGGTGCAAAGCTTTCTTGCCCTGTAGTTATTAGTGTAACTACCCCTGGTGGTGGAGATACTACGGGAATTGATGCTCTGGAGTTCGATGCGGAGTGCTACGGCAAGCCGACGATCACACCCGCACCGGCTGCTCCCGGAATTGGAGGTTAATCCATGAAGAAGATTGATATTACGGATAGACTGAACTTCGAAGAGAACAACTGCTTAATCATCAAGGGGAAAGAGATTGAAGTAAACAGCGATGCACCTTCCATGTTGAAGGTGCTCCAGTTTATGAGCGGTGATGCCGGAGCGAAGGAGGTAAATGAAGCTTACGAGACTCTGTTTCCCGTGGCATCCAGAGAAAAGCTTGCAAAGCTTAAGCTTAGCTTTGACGACCTGATTGTAGTGATTAAGGCAGCTGTGGAGTTAATCACGGGAGAGAAGCAAGAAAAAGAGTAATGAGCCGTACTATGACCTGTTTGAAGACTGGGACTTGATTGTTTCCAGCTTCCTCTCACAGTACGGCCTTCGTTTATCTACGAAGGATTTTAAGACGGTTGACTGGGCAGAGTTTTCTGCCCTTTTATCCGGTCTATCCGCGGATACTGCCCTAGGTAAGGTGGTAGCAATTCGAAGCGAGACGGATCAGGAGACCATCAAACGATTTTCTTCGTACCAAAAGAAGATTTACGACGACTGGCGTACAAAACAGAGCGAAAAAATGACGGAGGAAGAATACGCTGCGGAAATGAGGAAGCTGGAAACCAGCTTGTTTTCGCTTTTATCGTAGGGAAGGAGGATAAATGGGGGATAGTGTTGGCCAGGTAGAATTAGAGCTAGTCCTAAATAAAGGCGATTTCGAGGCCGGACTAAATGCCATTTCAAAACTAGCTGCAAAAGCGGGAAAAATGCTTGCCAGCGCCTTCGCAGTTAAAAAGATTATAGATTTTGGCAAAGAATGTATAGAACTAAGCTCTAACCTTTCTGAGGTTCAAAATGTAGTAGATACTGTCTTTCCTACGATGAATAGGCAGATAGATAACTTTGCAAAGAATGCCGCGGCACAGTTTGGTCTTTCCGAGACAATGGCCAAGAACTTTACCGGTACTTTCGGCGCAATGGGTAAAGCCTTTGGTTTTTCTGAGGGGCAAGCCTATGATATGGCAACAGCTTTAACCGGTCTTGCCGGAGACGTAGCTTCTTTCTACAACATGAGCCAAGACGAAGCATATACCAAGCTGAAATCCGTGTTTACCGGAGAGACGGAAAGCCTTAAGTCTTTAGGTGTAGTGATGACGCAGAGCGCACTGGATGCCTTCGCTATGGCCAACGGATTCGGAAAGACTACTAAGTCTATGTCCGAAGCGGAGAAGGTGGCGCTTCGGTTTAAATTCGTGCAAGACCAGCTTTCTGCGGCCCAAGGTGACTTCATGAGGACATCGGACGGTTGGGCTAACCAGGTAAGGCTTTTGTCCTTGCAATTCGACAGCCTTAAAGCTGCCATAGGTAGCGGTCTCATTGCGGTACTTAGCCCCGTAGTAAGAATGCTGAATATCCTTATTGGTAGAATTCTAACCGCCATAAGCGCTTTAAAAAGCTTCTTTTCCATGCTAGGAGGTACTGCGAAGCTTGCTATCAATCCTAAAGGTGTAACAGCCGGAACGGATGCCGTAGCAAAGAGCGCAGATAAAGCAAGCGGTGCTTTAGGCGGTGCAGGAGGTGCGGCTAAAAAAGCGGCTAAAGATATCAAGAGCGCAACTACTGGCATTGATGAGTTAAATATCCTTCCTGATCAGAGCGATTCCTCCGGAGGTGGAGGCGGCGGAGAAGGTGGTGGAGGTGGTGCAGACTTCCCTGTGGAGTCCTTCGATACCGGTGCGATGGAAGCCGGTACTGCCAAGATTGATGAGCATTTGAAGGGGATCGTTGATAAGTTCAATGAACTCAAGAATCTTTTTATGTCCGGATTCTGGGAAGGACTTGGAGACCTATCGGTTTTAAATTCTATAGAGTCTCACATTGAGGGAATTGGAAAAAGTTTGAAGGGGATTTTTACATCCCCGGAGGTCTTATCTGCGGCAAACACATTCGCAGAGAAAGTTGTAGTGTCCCTTGGAAAAATCGCTGGTGCTGGATTAAGCATCAGCTTTTCTTTTACTGATTTTCTTGTCGGCTCAATAGACACCTATTTGAACCAGAACAGCGAGCGTATAAAAAGCGGTATCGTAAAGATGTTTGATATCGAGGGCGCTATAGTAGATATTCAAACCAATTTTATAACAGCCCTCGCAGATATTTTTACAGTGTTTAGAGGTGATAACTTTAAGCAGATAGGCGCGGATTTAATCAGTATCTTTGCGGATACTTTTGGAACGCTCCTTATTCTGTCTGAGAGCACGTTCAGAGACATCCAGGATGTTATTTTAACTCCAATTACAGAGTTAAAAGACCAAGTTATAGAGACCTTGAATAACTTATCCGTGCCTGCTGCACAGATATTCAATGATTTAGCGAATATATTCAGCTTGTTTGGAGATACGATTGTCGGTATCTATGACGGGTCCATACATCCACTCTTTACAACACTGCGGGACGCAATAACAGATGTAGGAAGCGTATTCCTTAACGCCTTTAATACCTATATTCTTCCGGTTATTCAGAAGGCAGCGGACAAGTTTACTGCTTTTAAGGATGAAGTCCTTGCGCCACTTATGCCGAAGGCCGAGGAGGTGTTCTCGAAAATATCCGAATGCGTTCAAACAGTATGGCGTGTTATAGAGCCGTTTGTCCTCTGGTTTGTTGAAACGGCAGTCCAGCAAATAAGCTACGCCTTGAATACCATTGTGTCAGCTTTCTTTGCTTTCTTATCAGGAGTGGGGACGGTAATTGATGGCATCCTGACTGCCTTAAACGGACTCTTGGACTTTATTATCGGAGTTTTTACCGGTGACTGGGATAGAGCGTGGAACGGCATTAAAGCCATATTTGACGGTATCTGGAAAGCCATAAAAGGTATTTTAGAGACGGTATTAAAAACTATCCATGCCATTCTCTCCGGCGCGCTGGAACACACAAAGAAGACGTGGGAATCTGTTTGGAAAGCTATTTCCGATTTCTTTAAAAAAATATTTGATGGAATCAAGGCTGCTCTTAACGAGAAGATGGAAGCCGTCAAAACCGGAATTTCCACGGCGCTCGGAAAAATCAAAGAAAACTGGGAAAAGCTGTGGAGCGGAATGAAGACCTTTGTCGTGGATTGCTTTACCGGTATCTGGAATGGAATCAAGGGAACCATAAATACAATCCTTAGCGGTGTCGAGTCGATGGCCAACGGGGTAATCAATGCGATTAATGGGATGATTAATGCTTTGAATTCAATCAGCTTTGATATTCCTGACTGGGTGCCTGAAATCGGAGGAAACAGTTTCGGACTGCACATCCCAACTATTCATAACATCAGTATTCCTAAACTCGCAGAAGGTGGATTCGTTAAGGCCAATACTCCACAGCTTGCCATGATCGGAGATAACCGGCATTACGGTGAAGTAGTTGCTCCGGAGAACAAACTGGAGGATATGCTTAATAAAGCTGTCTCCCTTGCTTCCAATCCGGGAATCTCCGAAGAGCACTTTGAAAGAATGCTTGCTTTCCTGTCCAGAATCTCCGAACAGATTGAAGCTATGGATCTAACGGTCTATGTGGACGTTCGGGAGATAAAGCAGAGGCTTACCGACTTGGAAGGCCGAAGCGGCTATAGTTTAAGGGGGTAATATGGCAACGATAACAATCAACGGAAAAGAATTTCCGGCTCCGGACATTGGCGGCAATCTCGTAGTTGCTACCAACGTGTCCGCCGGAAAGAATGCCAAAGGCGAGTTTGTTGGCCAGAAGGTTGGAAGGGATCAACACAAATTCGACTCTCTCCAGTGGAAAAGCTTAGACGCAAAGACCTGGGCAGAAATGCTGCAAGAGTTCGATAAGTTCGTAGTGGTCGCTAAAATCCCTGATATGGTCCATAACCGTTTTCAGACTATCCGGATGTATCCTGGCAATAGAACGGCCACGCCGATAGCTTTCGATAAGGCAGGACTACCTACCATGTATCGGGATTGCAAGGTAAATATTGTAGACTGTGGAATAAACTAACTAGGAGGGGCTATGCTTCAAGTAACAAGTGCATACAAAGAAGAAATGAAAGAGCCCCTCCGGGGGCATACCCTAATGAGGGTAAATATTGGCGTTATTAACCAAGAGGCGCAGAGTAGTGCTCGTGTGAGCTCTGAGACGGCTTACTTTAGCAATCTGACGAAGCCTCTTAATAACTATGTAGTAGATGCCCTCTATGCGACTACAGAGGAGGACTATAGCACCGTAGACGGTCGGATGTATTTCCTTCCGAGAGAGAAGTCGGATTGTGTACTGAATCAAGGGATAGTGTCAAAAGACATTATGGGGGACGTACAATTTACGTTCCCTATTCCTTATGATTTAAGAGGAATTACTATCGATTTCGGAAAAGCGTATCCGGTGGATTTTACCATCACTACCGATAATGCCAGAAAAGAAGTAAGGGGAAATAATGCCGGAAAGTATGTCTGTGAAGATGTTTTCCAAGGTGTTTCTTCTCTTACTATCCATCCGGAGAGAATGGTAAACGGGCAAGCTTTCCTGCACATCCGTGAAATCATCATGGGAATAGGAATCTACTTTAACGAACGGAATATCCTAACAGCGAGTAAAAAAGAGCATATCAGCCCCATCATGGAGGCGCTCCCTACAATTGACTTTAGGCTGAGCGTAAACAATAAAGACAGGGCTTACGATATAGAAAATGAAAAGAGTACCGTAAACTTCCTAGAGCTTGGCCAGAAGGTACAGGCCTTTACCGGGCAAGAAGTCGGTGAGAGAATTGAATGGCTGCAAATAGGGACACTTAAGCTTAAGGAGTGGTCCTCTGACGATGACAAGATGAGCTTTACTGCAATTGACTTTCTTTCCGGTCTTACGGGAAAGTACAGAAAAGGATTGTATCGTCCGGAGGGAGTAAGCATATACAATCTTTGCCTCGATGTACTTACTGATGCAGGAGTGGACCCGAGAGAATATCACATCGATGAGTACCTTAAGACCGTAAAGATAAAGAACCCTATCCCAGTAGTAACACACAGAGAAGCTTTACAGCTTCTTTCCAACGCAGGAAGATGCCTTTTGTATCAGGACGAAAAAGGGAAGATTGTGATTCGCTCTTCCTTCGTTCCGAGAATGGCCAGTACCGGAATTACAGAAGCCTACTTTTCAAACGGAGACAAGATTTTAGAAAATCTTCCTATAAAGGATTATTCTCTAACTAATGAAGACTATACAAAGGTAGACGGAACAAGCCTTTTCCTACCGAGAAGCGGGAAAGTTGACGTTGGATATGTGCCGGAGGATAAACTCAAAGTCAGTATTCAGATGGAAGCGGTCTTTTCAAGCTTCGGCATGGAGCTGCAATTTGGAAAGACCTATCCCAGAGTGATTGGGATAGATACCACAGCAAACGGAATACCCGTTGAAACGTTATCTCTGGGCGTAGACAGTCAAGACTTCATTGTGTCCCACGAGTTCAAGCCTTTTGATAAGATGCTGATTTATGAGAAAGAGTCTCCGGTCCTCGGAGGGCGGGCTATTCTCAACGGGGTAGGCTTCGGAAATGTTACAGATTATGAATTAAGCTACGGCAGGGAACTGACCAAGACACCATTAGGCACTCAGCTTCAAAGTGTAAAGACCCTGGAACTTACGAGGACAGAATATCTCGACAGCACAGAGGGAGAAAAGGAGCTTGCTAAAGTGGAGTGCACAAAGCCGGGAGAATACCTTGCCGAGTTTAGTAATCCATCCTACGGCTGCACAGTACAGGCCTCTTCCGGAACAGTATTCGTGCTTGAGACTGGAACCTACTTCCTTAAGTTCTCTTACTCCGGATCCGGAGAAGAAGTGAAGGTAATCGGCAAGGAGTTCACCGTAAAAGAATCTACTCTGGAGAAGGAGCTGACCCTTATCGGAAGAAGGGAAAAGTGGAAGAACCCTTTGATATCGGATACCGCACTGGCTACCGATGTTTTAGACTGGGTAGGAAACTACTTAAAAGCCGACAGAGAATACAGCCTTACTTACCGAGGGGAGCCGAGGCTAATGGCTAACGATTTACTGTATCTTGAGAATAAATATGTGGATAAGCTAATGCTTCGGGTATTTGATCATACCCTGAATTATAATGGCGCCTTATCCGGAAGCATAAAGGCAAGAAGGGAGGTTTCTTTTGTGGAAGACACCTAAGACAGACTGGAAGAGTACAGACTTCTTCAATGTGGGAGACTATAACCGAATAAAGGGAAACATCAATGAGATCCGGCAGAAGGCAGTAGCGCTTTGGTCGGATTTTCCTTTTACAGAAATGGGGGCGGATAAAAGCTATCAAGACTACGGATTTTATGCTGATGAGATCAATGCTTTTGAATCCAACCTCGATAGAATCTGCTCCGCCACCTTCCCGTTTACTATCGGAGAGAGGCAGACCTTCTACGATAACCAGCCCTTTATCACTTGGGACGAACTGAATCGAATAGAAAATGCTTGCCTTCTTATCTACCAGAATTTTATAGGACGAGAGGAAGGTATGCGTAGGCTATCTTTTAAATTAGGAACGAAAGGAGAGCTTGTATGAGCCTAAAAACAGACTACAAGGATGCCATGTATGAGAGGCGGAAGTTTCGCATGGAGAATAACAGTGACGGAACCGTAAGCCTTATCGACGCAACATCCTACACTCAGGAGGGCACTCCCTTCGGGGCAAACGATGTAAATGCCATCACGAAGAGCGTGAACGCTCTGTATCAAGAGACAATCGTAACCATTCCGGCTAATGCCTGGAGCACTTCTGCACCCTACGCCCAGAAGGTGGCTGTTCCGACAGTCAAGGCCACAGATTCCGTATCTATGGGAAAGGCGCATACAAAAGACTCCTCTGTGACCGATATTGAGACCTATGACGAGATGGCGGGACTGATTACCAGTGCAGAGGCTACAGACGGCTTCGTGACTTTCTACTGTGCAACAGAGAAGCCGACAGCTGACTTCAAAGTAAAATTAAAGGGGGTGAGTAAGTAATGAGTGAAGTATTTATACCGCTAGGTGGCGCCGGAGGGAAGAACCGTGGCAGTACAGTATACATGGATGAGAATTACACTCATCTAAAAATGGGAGACACTGCAAGCATGGCTCTTCCTCTTCCGGCAGGTGTGTACAAAAAATTCAAGCCGGAGAGAGCAGACGATACTTTGCCGGAGTCTATCACATCGTCCGGGGACGGAAAAAATGCAGTTATCGTTCTGGAAGACAAGCTTCTCAAAAAGATGACTCTGGAAGCCTTTGGAATTGCAAGTATCACAAATTTTAGATTGTCCATGTACGCTCATCGACAAGTCCGGCTTACATGGAAAAATCCAAGTGTGGGCTTGTGGAGCGGTGTACGCTTTGTATTTAAGTATGGCAGTATGCCTGCTGATGAAAATGACGGGTTCATGGTTTACGACAGTGCCGATGTGCACTATGAAACGTCGAGACTGGAAGAGCGAGAACTCTTCGTAAGAGCATACAGCTATGTGACCGTAAAAGATGGTCGGTGGTATGACGAGGGCGCTGTGAGTGCTCGAATCACCGTGACCGGAATCAGTGGTTCTGTAACACTTTCCACAGGTGCTGGTGTATGGACTGTGCCGGACAATGTATACAAGATTAGGTATATTGTTGTCGGGCAAGGTGGAGAAGGAGGAAATAACAGCGGCTGGGCTTTAGGTGGTGCTGGAGGAGGTGGTGGTTATTTTGCCTCTGGATATATGGATGTAAATCCCGAACAAAAATTAAGTTGGATTATTCCTAGTGCGTTTTTACGGTCCACAGTGAATACGGAGGATTCCAGTAAATATTACCGGAGTGAACACCTTCCTCAATTTGACACGGTATTTGGAGATGTTAGGGTTGCGCACGGAAAGACACAAAGAACAGATTTTAGCTATGGTCGTCACTCCGACGAAATGGCTGAATATGGCGGAGATGGCGGCTCTGGAGGAGGTTGTAGTGGAGGACGTGGTGGTAGAAATGGCTCTGATGGCGCAAGTGGTAGTGCTGCATACGTTTCAAGTTTAAGCAAATACAAAAAATATCCTTTTGGTGGAACTGGGTCACACTCGAGCACCACAGGATTTAACGGGGTTCTATATTGTTCGGGAGGCGACGGAGGTCAGTACCGTATGGGGGGTGTAAGATACGATGGCACTGATGGATTAGGAAACGGAGGTAGTGGAGAAGGGGGGTGGGAACGGCACGCATCTGTGGGTGGAAAAGGCGGAACAGGCTGTATTTACATAGCTTGGGGTAGCATGATGAATGACGGCTCTTAATAATCATTGACTTCTTTTCTTGAATACTATATAGTTATCAAAAGAAAGAGGTGGTTATGTACGAAATACATTTCTATAAAAATAGAAAAGGCGTTCAACCTGTAAGAGAATACATCAAAACCCTAGACGGGAGAAATGGAAAGGACTCGCGTATTAAAGCGAATAAAATTCGTGATTATATTAAGTCTTTATCTAATTTTGGTTTACTGCTAGGGAGTAACTTTATAAAACCCATAGAGGGAACTGAGAACCTCTGGGAGTTAAGACCTTTAAGGGATAGAATATTCTTTGTGACTTGGGAGAACGATGGTTTTGTTCTTTTACACCACTTTCAAAAGACAACGCAAAAGACGCCTAGAAGAGAAATTGAACAGGCTCTTAGAGAAATAGAGGATTTAAAGGAAAGGGGGCTATAATGAGTAATAGCGCAATTGGGCAGTCATGGGATGAATTTGAAAAGGAATTTTATACCCCGGAAGAAATAGCGGAAAGTAACTTACGAGTCGCTCTTATTGGGGAGCTTATTAAGGCGAGGAATGAGAAAGGTTTGACACAGCGAGACCTCGAGACTCTTAGTGGTGTAAAGCAACCGATTATTGCAAGAATCGAAACGGGGAAAAGTATTCCGCAAGTGAGCACTCTGATTAAGCTTCTTGTGCCACTTGGAAAGACTCTGGCGATTGTTCCGAACAAGTAGGAGGCATTATGACTATCTCATTGGAATTGCCGGATGAAGACGTCGCCTTATTCAAAAAATACGCTTG